TGCAGCAGCATTAGGATCTACATTGATATGCACGGACTCTGCAACGCCATCAGGAAGTACAGAAGGGTTAACAGAGAGTGGGAACTTGTTATTACCAAACAGTACGTCTACGATCTGTCCATACGCTGCAAGTGTCTTGGTCTTAGTAACCTTAACAAACACACGTGACTTCTCTGTATCAGTGAACTGTACATCTTTACCATACAAGCCACGATAGTTGCGGTATGCCTTTAGCCACCGCTCTTCGTCTGCGTAACGAGCGTCTTCTGCACGTTTATAGCGCTCAGCTACAAAAGCAACTACGCTAGATTTTGTTTCAAAGATTTTGTCTTCACTACCTTCAGCAGCTACGACTTCATCTGTTTCAAACATTTCTTCTTGTTCTGCCATTTATCAATACCCGAATGATGGATCACTAGCTTGAAAACCAGTGCGTTGTTTTGCTGGGTTGTAATCCCATATGCTGCTACGTGGACGTGTCATGATACCATATCTTAAAGCGTCATACAGGTGATCCTCTGCGTGAGTATCAACATCTTCTGGGTTTTTCTTGTCCAGAGGAATACTAGGAATCTGTGCAATAGTGTTTGTACAGTTACTCATGAATACAAGCTGAGGCTTTTCAGTGAACTCATCCACTTTCAACCGCCTGTGTATTTCGTTTTTACCTGCGACACGTGAGCCTCTTGACCTGTCAGACGGACGCCAACGGCAACCCTTCATATTCATCTGCTCTGCCAAGCTAGGCCCAGTGTCGCCACGGTTGTGCCATAAAGAACTATCCAGCACCCCGTATCTCATTGTACCATCTCTTGCTTCAGCTTCCAAGATTAAATCTGCTAAGTCAGAAGCTGTAACTTTAGAGACATACATCTCACGGTACACAATTACTTGTTCGTCAGGGGCTACAGCAAACCAGAGAACACCAGTGTAACTACCATAACCGTAATCGCAAGCCCTAAACTTTGCCCAAGAGTCAGGTATCTCAAATGAGTCCACGACATGTATCTTTCGATCAAACTCTGGAAAAGCGGCACCCTCATTAATGTCCCAGTTACCTTCAAGTAGCTGCTTACGCTGATGCTCCGGCAAAGAGAGAAGCATCGCTTCATAGTCGCCAGAGTCAGATAAGTACGGATTATCAAATAGAGAGGCTGGAATAAAGCGGCGCTTAAATAGAGGCTGGCCCTCTTTGCTATGACCTTTAGGAAAGGTGATCGTTTCACCTGAGTCCAAATGAGTAGCCCAAAAAGCTTTACCCGCTCTTTCAGGGTCGATAAACATTTTCTTAACCCAAGCATGTCCAGATCCTCCGGGGTTTGTTGTGGCTCTCATGTACAGACCGAGAGTAGAAGAATGTGCAGACCTCAAGCGAGATCTCATATAATCCCAAGCGTAAGGTGTAGTCCATTGAGTAAGTTCGTCAAATCCAATCCAGTTAAAAGCCTGACCCTGATAGCGTGTGACATCTGTATCCTTATCCAAGTATGACATCCAGAGGCGACCTCCTCTAGGAGAGATCCACTGGGATTTTCTTTCTGACCATTTAATACCCGGTACAGCACGAGGGTATAACTCCTGTGACTTCTGTATTAGTTCTCTTAGTTCTTCTGTTGTGTGACGTACAAGTAGGCCACTAAAGTTGGGATCATTCAACCCGTGTAGCGGATCAGCAAGCATAGCGTAAGACTTACCACCACCCGCTGCACCTCCGTAAAGTACCTCACGCTCTGACGAACTAAGAAAGTGCGTCTGTGGGCCAGGGTTAGGCTTGAATACCACATCCATAGCCACATCTACATCATACTCAGGAGCTTTGACTTGTGCAGGTACAGTATCTACTTTTGGGGTAGCGACTGTTTCAACTGTCTCTGTCAGTTTCTGCGTATGCCCCGACACCTTTGGCTTCAAGCTTTTCGATTTCTTCAAGGGTTTCTTTGAGCCACTTGGCAAGCTTGCGCTTAATTGCAATCGTTTTTTTACGTCTTTGCTCAACTTCAATTCGCCTCTTTAAGCCTGTATGGCCTATATTACGACCTGTTTCTCTGCTTAGCCAGTGGGCTACTGCACGATAACTATACTGCTTTAGGTGACGCTTGGCAAGTTCTAAAGCCTCTAGTTCAGACTCAATAGGTACAAGAAGTTTGTCATTGTCAGGGTGTAGCTCGTAACCAAAGGGGATACGTTTTGTTACCCTTACAATAGTATGCCATTTCTTACTGTGCTGCTTTGGAGGTAGTGGTAACTGCCAAAAGCCTAGATCTCTTTCAGGTATTATTCGTTTGAACCTTCTTTTGGTGGCAGATAGAAGATACCTCCACCGCCAGATGTTACGTCTACTTTGTCTACCTTACCAAGTCCTGCACGATCAAGCAAGTCCTTTGCTGCTACCATCTTCTCTTTAATGCCTAGTTCAGTAGGATCATATAAAGCGCCAACCATAGCCATAGCAGCCTTGGGCGCAGTACGAGCAAAGTAAGTACGTGTCTTATCTCCAATTTCATCTTTAAGAGATTCTACAATAGCTGCTGTGCTGGAAGCAGGGGCGTAACCTGCAAGCTTCTTAGCTGCAACTACATCTCCGCCAGCCTCATCAAAGAGTACCTCTAAGAAGCGTTGTTGCTGTTCTGTTAATGCTCGTGCCATTAGTACTTCCTTATAGTGGATTATCGGCTAGTTCATCATAAGCTTTCCAGATGTCATCTACTTCTGTTTGTAGTGTATCTAGAGTGTCACCTAGTCCGTCTGTAATAGTTGTAGCTTTATCTACCTGACTACGTAGATCTAACAGTATCTTCTGCTGTTCTAAGATCTGTGACATATTTGTGCTTAGTTGTGCCAACTTCTGATTTAAGCCACGTACATCGTTATCTGCAATAGCTTGTTCTAGTGTCTGTATGCGAGATACAAGCTTAGCTTCTAGCTCTTGAGATTTAGTGAGTAGTAAGGAGTCTAATGCTATAATTTCACCACTAAGGTTGTTATTAACCTCTGTAAGATTACGCTGTGCTACTGTCTCTACAGATGTAACACGCTTATCTAGGCTACCTGCCTTAACATCAAAGGATGCAGACTTGTCTACAACTTCTGCAATTCCGGCCTCTACACCATAGAAACGCTGTAGTGTGTCATAAGACCAATACACACCACCCGCAACGGTAGACAGAACTGGAAGTGCTACCGCAACCATCCAGCCCTTAATGTTATAACCACCTACGCTAAACTCAAAGTCCATCATTGTGTTGGCATTGCCCCATACTGATTGATGTATTCACCTGCTGCGTAGATCTCTGTAGCATTCTTCATCTCAGGAGTCAAGTAACCCTGGAAGCCTGTACCAAATCCTGAGTCATCCCAAGTAATAACAAACTCATCAATAGACTGAGTGTACGTGATAGCTGTGTAGCTGCCTACCATGTAGTTACCCTGTGCTGCATAGTTGTCTACAGTAGCAGTAAGTTCATCATTGTTAGCCGCAGCCATGAAAGCACCAGCTTGTTGAGCGAAGTTCTCTACAGCAGCTACTGCCTCGTTGTATTCGTTAACTTCAGCAGCGTCTAAGCTATACGCATCTGTCTCAAGCATACCTTGTAGCTCAACTTGCTCAGGCTTGGTATCTGCCTCAGATGCTATGGAAGCTACCTCAACTGCTGTCATAACTATAGCTGTAGCTGCGGTAAGGTTATCTACTGCAGTGTTCAAGCTGTTCATAGCAGCTGCGTGTTCCTGCATAAACAACTGCTCAGCTGTACTAGCAATAGCGTAGTCATGGTTGAGTACAAGCTCTTTAGCTTCTAGGTATGCTCCTAACTCATCTGTGGTAATGATACCATCACTAAGTGCATCATCGTTAATGACACCGCCGATAGCTGCATAACCTACAGCACCTACAGTTAAGACCGCACTATCAGTTATGCGATCTTGTATATCACTGATAGAAGCGATAAGCATATCAATCTTCTCTTGCCCTGTCAGTGAATACTCAGGGGGTGGTGGCGACTCTGCGCTTGCTACTCCTGAAACGCTCACTAATGCTGAGCTTAGGAGTATCGTCTTCAACTGTCTCTTCA